AAAGCTATACTTCCTACATTTGTAATATTCGCATCGTTGAATGAGGTAGCACCTAATGTATTAGCTGCAGCCGTAGATGTGATTCCTGCTGCTGCAGTTATCCCACCACCATCAGCTATAGTAATTGCTAAATCACCATCAGAATAATCTATTGTTCTGATTTGAAGGCTACCTGTAGTAGTAAAAGTGCTAGACCCAATATTTATCGTTCCGAAATTAGATGTGATAGAACCAGCATCTAACGCACCTACTCCCACTATCTGTGTCTGAGATGTATCTACACTGAGGCTATGTCCAATTCCTTCTCCGCTAGTAGCACCCGTGGAAGTGATACCTGTCCCGCCTGTGACAGTGGCGACATAGTTGCCAGTTGTCATGGTGCTTAAAGCAATGAGATTCGATAAACTGGTCGCCCCAGTTCCACCCTGATTTACTGCTACAGTTGTTCCTTGCCAAGTACCTGTTGCGATAGTGCCTACCGCAGTTATTTGAGTCTGTGATGCGTCTACACTGAGACTATGTGCTATTCCCTCACCACTAGTAGCACCACTGGAAGTTACTCCTGTACCACCAGTAATCGTAGCTACATAATTTCCAGAAGTCTGACTTCCAAGAGCAACATCTCCACTTAAAGTAGAAGCGACTACCTGCCCACCGCTGTTAGCAGCAGCATGAGCATGACCTGCATTAGCAAAACCTGTACTTGAAATAGTAGGGGTGGTTAAGGTCTTAGAAGAAAGGGTCTCTGCAACAGTATTTCCTGCTATAAGGCCCCAAGATGACCCATCCCAATGATATAAATCATTGGTATCAGTCTCTAAAAAGGAGGTTCCAGCAAGAACATTGGTCGTAGTGAGACCAGTTCTGTCACTGTTAGTACCAGTTACTCTATCCCCAGCGTAGTATTTTAAAGTCATTTATACCACCCTCCTCCATTGAGGAATGTCCACTTCATAAGAGTGTCCACAGAAAAGATTCAAAACTATCTTTCCTCTCTTAAAATCATAGATAGGGTCTCTTGTTCCATCTTCACTGCCACACTCTGCACATATAGCCCCTGGAGAAGTAATCTCTACCTCTACTATACTACCCGCCTTCTGTATCTTGACTGCTATGGCATTGTTATTTGCATCAACCTGTTTAAGGTACATTCTTGCATCCTCAGTAGCAGGACTACTAGGAGCAGAAATTAAATTAAAATCTAAATAACTCTCAAACGTTGCCACCCCGTTTACCTGAAGAGTGGTTCCCTCAAAGGTAGCTGCCGCAACTGTTCCAGAAGCTATAGTCAGGTCTCCTGTTGAAGCACCCGTAGCGGTTGTGGTGCCAAAAACAAATTTTTCTGCGCTCTTATCCCATCCCATAAAGGCATTATTGCCAGAATCACCTCTTTCGATGATTATTCCAGCATCATTAGCTTCGCTACCAGTTAAACCACTAGTTAACTCAATCAAACTCTTAGAAATTGCAACAGCACCTGTTAGGGTTATAGCACTGCCACCGCTGTTAGCATTAAGAGTAAGACCCCCAGAGGCACTCCTTACTTCTCCATTACCAAAAATAAGGTTATTAGTTCCCCCACTCTCAGTTCTAAGGAAGAGTCTCGCATCACCACCAGCTTGGTCAGCTACCCACATCTGCACCATATCTGCTATAGAAGAGGTGGGGGCTGTACCTGTACCTATACCCAGAACCTTAACGGCATTCGTACCGAAACTTGAAATATTAAATCCGAAATTCTCACTTGCATCAATACGGAGAACCTCAACATTATTCTGGGCAATGGTAATCATGTCATCAGTCTCAGTACCAATACTGAGTCCTGTACTGCCAGAACCACCGGCATAAACATATGTGCGATTTGCCTTGGTTATGCCAAAAAGATTACCGCTTACACTGGCACCGAATGTCTCCACACGACCAAAAGAATTGGCTCCTTGGTCATTCTGGACCTCTACCCGTCCAGAACCTGAAGCCCCTGTGGACTCAACAAGAGTGGAAGCAGTACCTGCTGCTTTGACATGAAGAGTGGTTGACGGAGTAGCTGTGCCTATCCCAACACGAGCTACATCCGCATCAATTCTCATCATTTCTGTAGAACTTCCACCATCGTTAACGGTAAAGATGATGTCCATATCTGACTCATCATGCTTTATCAGTAGATGCTGGTCAGCCCCGTAAACTATGGAAGCTTTCTCGTTTCCTGCTTCATGGAAGAGGAAACCAGCCGCAGTATCAGCATCCTTCTCCAAAACCATGTAAGTGTTAACAGTTCCGTTATCCAGATGCAGAATCCCATCAGCAGAAGTAGTACCAATACCAACCTTAGCTGGATTAGGAATACTAATTATTCCTGCTCCATTGGGGTCAAGGACTATGTTTCCATTAGAATCAGTAGAAGCAAACGTATTACCATCTAACTGAAGATTATCTACTCTTAAATCAGTTACGACAGCGTTTGTTCCTATCGTAACCCCATCTATAGCACCCGCATTTATATCTACAGTGGCTAAAGTAGCAATACCAGTAACATTGAGTGTGCCACTCATGGTCACACCCTCTGAACTGTTTGTAGTAACAAAAGCTAAAATTCCCGCCTTATCAGTAGCATCAAAACTGAGAGCAGAAGTATCATTATCTAATAAATCCCAATCCTGAGCAGCAGCGGTAGAGATGTCTCCACCAATCACCAATGCCCCAGTAGTAACGGTTCCTGTAGAAGAAATTGCTCCTGACCCTACATCAATAGATGTAAAACCAGAAGTTATAGAACCCGCATTTAATGCTCCAACAGTTGTAATCTGTCCTTGAGAAACATCTACACTTAGGCTATGAGCTATGTTCTCTCCACTGGTAGAACCAGAAGAGGTAAGTCCCGTTCCTGCAGTGATGGTAGATACGTAGTTACCCGTTGTATGTGTAGCTAATGTAATTAAATTATTTAAGGAACTTGCCCCTGTACCTCCATCAGCTACAGCTACATCTGTTCCACCAGCACGATAAACAAGACTTCCTTCAACATTAATATCCCCTGCACCTTGTCTTGTTAAAGTTGTATCGGCATTTCCTATTGAGACTCCAGTAAATAGAGGACTATCACCTGTGCCTACTCCTATGGAGGTTCTAAGAGTTGCACCACTTTCAGCAACAGGGTCAGTAGTTCCGTCTCCAACTATCATCTCACTGTCTGCAAGTACAGCCATCGCAGTAACAGCACCAGTCCCTGACCCTACTAAAATTCCTCCGTCTGTTAACGATGTCGCTCCAGTTCCTCCTCTGGCAACAGTTAATGTTCCACTTGTTCCAGAAGTGATACTAATGTTTGCACCACCTGCATCATTAGAATGGTCATGATTTGCTTCTGCAAAACTAGCAATAGTAGGAGTAGTTAACGTAAGAGTTCCTGTAGAACTGATAGTAGTATTCTCTTTAAACTGAAAAACCCCCGCACTGTATCCAAGACGACGGGTTCCACCAAGAGAAACATCTAAAGTATCAGCCGTACTTCTATACAGACCAGTATCTGTATCTCCTGTAAAAGTAAGTGCAGGAGCGGAAGCAGTGCCATCTATACCATGAACAGCTTTAGAGAGGGTGATGACCCCTGCGGGGTTAAAAATGAGGTTTCCTGAACCTGTAGTAACTGTTAGGGCACCAGTAGTACTTTGGATATCGCCACCACGGATATCCAAATCAGCAGCAAGAATTAAGCCACCATCAGCCTCAAAGTCTGTGGCAGCACTGCCTACGTCAGTAATCTGCCTGTTTCCTGCTGAAAGAGACAGAAGTCGAGATAATCTTTGATAATCAGCGGGCATTTAAAGTGTCTCCCAATTTAACTCTTCAAGTAAGTTAAACGTATATAACTACTGCTCCTAAACTGGGCTGTGCTTGCATGACTTGCATTATTAGTCTGATGTACCAAACGTATTCTCAACTGATTAGCACCTGTAGAAATAGTGGATAACCATTTCCCAGACCCCGCCCTTATTCTCTCAGATGCAGTTGCGGTTATATCGGTGCCTTGATTAGTAAAATCATCAGTAACATCCACCCAGCTACTGCCCCCATCCCCAGAAATCTGAACCTTACTGGTACTGATAGAAGCGGCATTAGCTATGGCTGTTTGCCATTCTGCCTCGATGTACATCGAAGAAACCGTAACCGTAGCTTCCGATTCAACAGTTATTTGTTTTGTCAGAGCCGCAGTAACAGAAGTCGCAGTAGTTGAATGTGCAGATGCTGGATAGTAAGCAGGAGAAGTTCCATCATCAGTAAGTTCAGTAGTACCCGCTTCATCAGCCGTCAGATAAATAATGAGTTCCTGCGCTCTGGGAGTACCCTGTATAAGAGCAGTGTCAGGAGCATCTATGCTGGAAATCAAAACCACAGGGTCAAACGAAGTGGATTGACTTAAAGTAGCAGAAGCCGCTGTCGTATAAGCATTACTCAGATTGCTGTTAAGAGTAAGCTGAGTACTGCTGTCCAGTACTGAAACAAGTTTTGTCTCACCCACAGCACTGTTGTTATCAAAGATGTTTACCTCTGAACCAACAGTATAAATACTCGTATCGGCTACAACCACAACTGCCTGTCCACTCGCAGCATCGCTAGTCAAAGCAGAAGTAGGGGTTCCCCTGATGACAACTCCAGTAAAAGTGACTTTTAATAAGTCACCAGTATTGAATGAAGCATCAGGAGGAGTGTAATTAACGTATACGACACCTGCCGCTTCTTCTGAAGCGGCAGAGGTTACTATCGCAGTGGTGGTGGTGCCACGAACCCTGTCAATCGTATGAGTCCCAGGAACAATCTCTGCAGTAGTTACACTCAAATCACCCGTAGGGTCATTGAACTCAAGTCTCCATGAACCAGTAGTGTCTTCCTCTATAGCCGCAGGAAAGGACTTGTTAAGGGTTATACCGCCCCCACCTGTAATAGAACCACTGAGTCTCCAAGTCTCATAGAGAATATCTTGTAGGTTAGCTTCCGTTACGAACTCAACGTCATCTAAACGATAGGTGACCCCGTTCTGAAGATTCCCAAACCCTATTCGGTCTGCAACAGTTTCATCCCACGTACCAGTAGTAGTATCAGCAGTTCCACCAAAATCTATATAGTGGAAAGAAGCAGAATCCGAAGTAATTGACTTGTTCCACTTCCTGAAGATATTGCTAGCACTGTTTCTTACTGTTACATGAATGACACCATCCGTACTGGCAGTCATTCTGAAACGTACGCCCCTAATAGGACCAAATAGGTATGAACCTGAATTAGATTCTGTAGACCAACTTGGCTTAGACCCGCCTGGATACACCCTTCCAAACTTAGAATGAAGAAAGGTTCTGTAGACAGAATCAGTACTAGCATCCGCTGTTACCTCAAGAGATGCGTCTCCTGAGACAGCATCAGCCGCACTGGACAAAGCAACATCAGCAGACCCTCCACCTACACTCCACTCCAGCCTCAAAGCCGCAGTATTGGCATAGGTGGTGGCTTCAAAATCATCTAGTTTTCTGGCAGACAACCGCTGAAAGATGTTATCCAGACCACCTGGAATCTCATCCCCAGATATTGTTCCTTCAGTCCCGTCTCTTCGGGCTAACCAGCCTAAACTTGTAGTAGTTACCATTTAGAATCCCATTACGAATCCATACACTCTTGGTGTCTGTCCATTCGTAGCATTAATCAAAGAAATTCTTTGTTTAGTAATCTTTTTCCCTGTAATTGTATCACCTGCTTTGACCAGAATTGAAGACCGTGTAGCGTCTCTATCAAAGTCAATGTAGGCATCTGCAGTTATAACTGTTAGGTTAAACTGATGAATCTCCTCAATCTCAGGTTCTCTCACAGATACAGAAGCATTAGTGGTGCCTAAGAACCTAGAAAACCTGTTGCTGGATGGGTCAACGAAAGTAGTTACAGAGGCATCAGCAGAATTCTCGTCTCTACCGTTCTCAAAAGCCATCACCACTCCCCAGTTTGGCTCTACCTGAATATCATCTACAAAAAAGGTAGTATTATGCTGAGCAACGGTTGTCACGTAAAGACGAAGAGAGGTCACTGGCTGACCTCTTACCCTGAAAACCAGTGTACTTCTTGCCCATGCTGTACCAAGCGTAACCGACGTTCCACTTGTAAAAGTAGCTCCACTATCAATGCTAGCACGAACATATACAGCGTCACCCGACCCAGAAGCACGACGGAAGTATGCAGACATGGCATAAGACCCTGGCTCTGTTGCCCCAAGGTCGTAATAAGCACCTTCCCCAGCAGCAGCGTTAGCGGGTACACAACGTAAAGATGCAGCACCTGTTTGCTGCTGAGATGTCTGTCTGGTAATAGTACTACCAGCGGCAGTCCACCCACTAGTATTTACTTCTATACCTGGATTAGTAACCAGATTCATAGTAGGAAGGGTGGTAGCGTTAACAGCTACTATGTCATTAGACGCATCGTCCGATGCTGTGTAGTCAATAGGGACAATGGACACCATCGTAGCCACAGACTCTCTAACAGTTCTTTTAATCGTCTCACCGTAACGAGTCTCAAATCCCTTGGGAATAGGCATTTTTTACATCCTCCTACATCAAAATCAGTATATTAAACTCTGATTAACTAAAGACATTATCCTGCTTCTAAGACCGTTACTCTAACTGCTAATTCGTTCTTATCTACCCCAGACAGTTCCACGGATTCTTCCGTTTTGTCCGCTGGTCACTACTATGATAGAAATAGTTCCAGTAATCTTTATATCGGTCTCCGTATAACTTTGCCCTGCCCCCATATACAAACTTAAGATAGTGGCATCGCTGTCTCCTGCAGCACCCGTACCAGAAGCAGCACTCCCGTCAAAACGCACATAAAGAGGCTGTACCTCAACAAGTAATGCTACTCTGTTAGCCTCTTCCATGTAATCAGATACAGTAAGAACTATCTCTGCGGTATTACCAGTAGTGGTTCGGGTAAAGCTGACTACTTTGTCATAAACCTGACGAAGCTCTATTTCAGTTCTCAAATTAGTAGTCATCTATTCACTCCTTACACCACCAAATGGAGATGGTTCTGAACCCATGTTATCTTTATTATGCTCTACGGAAGACACAATCTGTGTCCCTTCCTGAATAACTGTATGTTTTTTAGTCTTAAATAAATAAGAAACAACCAAAAGTACCACTAGTCCGCTTACAGCAGCGGTTATAATACCTATATTAAATATACTTATAAGAGCAAAAATAGTAGCAGCCCCTAATAGTACTCCTAACAGGTTCATCTCACTCCTTAAACAAAAAAGGGCAACTGCCATTAATGCAATTACCCGTAAGTAATAAATCAATGACAATCGAAGCTGACTCGTATTGCCCTTATTAAGTTATTAAAGAGAGGGGCACCTAAGTACCCCTCCCATAGTCTTAAATTAGTATCCTACTATCAATACTCTTACACGAACCCCTGTCAGGTCTACCGCATTCGCAACCTCTATGCTTGGACCATCAGCAGACGCATTCAAGTCTGAATAGGTCATAATCACAAGGTTGTTAGTGTAGTCGAAAGTGGGACTGTGTCCCAAGTCTGCCGTAGTGTTAGGTGTCGCTGTGTTACTGATAGACATCGCAGAGGTCATCACAATGTCAAAACCCCTCAAACCCACATCAGCGGGAGCAAAGGGTTCACCGTTTGTAGGGTAGCTGGCATCAAAATCTAAGTCTGCGGTAACAATTCTCTTGTTACCAAAAACAGTTCTATGAATTTCTGTAATCGTAAGTGCCATCTAAAACTCCTTCTCCTGCTGCTTCCACCTATACCAACCTCTCCAAGGTTTCCCTCAGATACTTGCAACAAGAAAAAAAAACTAAATTGTTGTTAAAACTCAAGGAGGGTAGGGGCTTTTACACCCCTACCCACCTACTAGTTAACTTAAGCGTTTAGGTCCGTAATCTTAGCGTGTGCATCTACCCTGAGTGCCCTCAACTCACCAATGGTGTAGAAAAGGCCACGAAGGACGAACGCATTCGCCTGGAAGAAGTCCCTGTTATCGATGTACTGCGTAGGAGCAGCAACAGCGAGTTCCAGATACCTCGTGTCAAGCACGTACACGTTAGAACCAATAGTACCTGCAGTCGTGTACGCCTTAGGCGTATCAGGGTCCACAATGACAGGAATGCCCCTGTAAGTTGCCACTTGGAAACCAGCATGGCTACCTGGGAGGGTACTCTCGTCACCGACCTTGACTACGAACTCGCCCCAGTCCATGTAACGCTGCTGCGCCTGTAGGAGTGAGGAAAGCCTGTCGAACTGGTCATAACCCATCAAAATTACGTCAGGGTCAGCACCATTTATACGAACTTCCCTAATCGCTTGGTCAAGAAGAGTCAGGTTAAGGTTGCGTCCGGTACCGTCGTTATCAAGAACGGTAGCACCAGCATTCCAACCACCAGCCGCACGAGCCGTCTGGTTATAAAGGTCGGCACCAGCAGAAACAGTCCTGCCAGCAATAGTTCGCCCATCCTGCTCTACAATGTCGTCCAGGGAGGTAAATCCAGCCCTACTCTTAACGTAGGCAATGTCGCCTGTAGCCCCAAGGTTGCCACCACCTGAGTAGATAATACCCGTAGCATCAGAGTCGTTACCGTAGAACGTCTTAGCGGTATCACTGTCCTCTTCAGCAAAGGTATCCCCAGGTCGCATCATCCCATAAGCATCAAGCACGGTAGCCGTACCAGAAGCAGCGGCACCACTAGTAATTCGGGTGGTAGCCCTCAAAAGAAGCTCTTGGTTGATTTCCTTGATGTGGTCACGGGCTGCAGCCTCTTGCTCCACAGCAAGGTTGTCACCCATTCCACCTTCTAGACCGCTAGTAATCTGCCCAACTAGGCTCACACCGAATGCCGAAGCAACGATTCTCGGTAGTGAGTCCACACGCTGGTAAGCAGAGGAGTCAATCTGGGGAAGTGCCCCAGTTTCACTAACAGGGCGGCTACGAGATGACAGCACGTTGGCTGTACCCGAACCTGTGTCCTGTGCGCTGGCTCCAGGGCCTCGGTCTGACCTTACCCTCCAACCAGTTGTAGGTCCCCATTGGACCTTTCTAACTATGTTCCAGAATCGCGTCTGGTTGTTCAGTGCGTCCCAAACCTTCCGTCCATAAGTGGCGTTGAAAACGTCACTCGTGTTCAGGTAGGTCTGCTTTGCAAAGTACCCAGGTGGCAGCATTGACTGCCGAAGATTTCTCTCAGCACCAGCAATGAACTCAGAAAGATTAATGTTGTTAGCCATGTTTAATTACCTCCCGATTTGTGATAGTACAAAGTGGAAGGGGCAACATCACCCTGCTGGTCTCGCATCGAATTGACCTTCTTAAATGTGCCTCGGAGGTCATCGGTGTCGTTAGTCTTAAGAATGGTCTCAACAGCATCAACGAACTGACCCTGCTGTACCTCACCAGCACTCATCGCCTCGCTAGAAGCACCAGCAAGGTCTGCAAGACTATCCCCCTCAACCCCGATTGGAGCCGAAGGAGCAGTGGTAGCAGACTTCTGAATCTGATGACCAGAAACCCTGTTGTTCCTCTTAGACTTAGGCTTTACCCTCTTCATTTCACCTGCAGTTGGGGTGAAACCAAAACCCTTCATTCCCGACTTTATGCCAGCCTCAACCGACGTAGGCATGGCCTTCCTTATTTCGTCAAGCTCCTCACGGACATCAGACATTGCTGCCTTCTCCATGTGGCGTGACTCCAAAAGACCTTTGACATCCTTCAGAAGGTTAAGAATGGCACCGTCTGCGGACTTGCCATACATACCGCCTAACTCTTCATCAATGATTTCATCGGCCTCTTCGTCTTCTTCGTTGTCTTCTATATTCTCTTCTAGGTCCTCTTCGTCGTCTTCCTCATTATCTTCTAGATTTTCTAGAAAGTCCTCATCCTCCACATTCTTATGCAAATATGGATTCGTACCCTGTTTGGCTGCAGAAGTAGTCTTCCCTGAAGCACCTTCCCTCTCACCGCCCTGACCACCACTAAGGGGGTCCAGCTTATTCACCCAGTCAGCATCTAAGTCCTTATCCACTGACATGGTTGAATCGCCGCCCTTAGAGCCGTCGGCATTGAGGGTGTACTCGTTGGAAATATACTCCCTTAAACCCTTCAGGATAGTGAGAAGCTGTCCTTTGCTTGCGCTACTCATTATTCCTCCTTCAAAGGATATTAAGAAATTCTTCCCGTCCGATACTTAGGTACCAATCTATGGTACCTGTCCGCAGTATTACAAGTATATCTAGTAAAAAATACTATGTAAAGTATTTTGGTAAAAATAAAAATCTAGTTTTTCTGCACTGCCTTTATGACCTGCCAATACTGTTTCATAAGAATCTGGGAATCTTTTCTAGAAATTTTCCCATCATTAACAGTATCTGCACAGGCATCCACGAAATCCATTACCACTGGCATCACTTTTCTGTGCTTATTAACCCTGTCCATCAACATATCATCTGTCTTACTAAACCAATTAAACATAGCACTACACCTCCTAACTCTTCTTTTCTAATCCATCACTGGTCGTAAGTTTGAATCGTACCTCTTTGCTTGGGGAGGACTTGAATAACACTCAGGACACGTCTCGGCATCAGGTTTCTGGATAATATCTGTAATCCACGAATCCTGATTCATGGGTTCCTGACACAGGGTAAGCTCATAAATCTCCAAATCCATTATTTCTTGCCAACACGAACCATGCTCACATCTAATCTCTTTGGTCTCAGGATTGGAGTTTCCAGATAACGAGAACCCTCTCAAATTTCCTTTTATAACCTCTGCCATCGCCCTACGGGAGACCTCAAGGTCAGTCCTGAAAGCAACTATGGCAAAAAGACCTTTTCTATTTACATGAGTTTTCCAGACTTTTCCTTTCGCATCTACAAACTTAGGAATAAGCTTTCCCACTTGAATACCACTATGAAATATATTTACATTGGCAAAATCTGGATTAGCAAGGAACTTCTTTAGTGCCTTATCCAATCCCCCCAAATTTATTCGATGACCTTCTCTGTCTACCACATAAACACTGCCCCAACCCCCCACAACTAAGGTTTTACCCAAATCCATCTTCATAATGGGGTCAGAAACGAGAGACTTGAATCCATCAAAATCATTGGGAGAATCTGCACTTTTAGTTACATATGAAGACAAATCCTTGAAATACGAATCTCCATCACTAGAAAGATTAGTAAACTGCTCAACTGCGGGGTCGAAGTTGGGACTATGGGGTCGTGTCTTGGTAGTAGTGTCCTGTCCATCAGGGATAATAGTACGTTTTCTACTACCATCTGACTCGATATTTTCCCCATCCTCATCAGCTAAGAAACGTTTAGGATTATCATCATTAGCAAGCCAAATACTAACCTCTCCAGAACCTAATGCACGTTGTTCAGGAGGTAATGCAGACGCTCTCTTGTCCTTAGCCCGTTCCTCTACTTCTTCATAGGTATGACGGGTAATGCTATTCTTTGTTTTACCTCTCTCAGGAGTAGCTCCATCATTAGGCAAAGTAGAAACACCTTCTGCAGTGCCTATTACAGTCATATCCTGTTGTTTATGAAGAGGTTTAAGATTAGAGTCGTAGTCCTCTCTGACTCGACCACCCTTGCTCCCTGACTGTGGACGACCCTGATTACCTCCCATTCCACCACCATAGGTAGAATCAGATACAGTACTGTGAGCCATAACTCCACCAGCACCCCCAGCGGGAGGAGAACCATCTCCTGCTGTACCCGCACCACCTGAAGCGTTTTTCTGTACACCCTTCTCAGCCGCTTCATCCTCTGGAAGGTCTATAACAGCACCTGAACTAAATGCTTGAGAAGTAGGAGTCTCTGCGGTAGCCATGGCGTGACGACCAGCGTTGTCTGCTCCTTCCTCGTCTTCATCCCCTGTAGGATTAATTGGGTTCTTTTCTCGTTGTTTTGGACCACCAGCCTCTGAGTATCCCCCACCTGCAGCCCCTATCTGCTTATCTATATAAAGATTTTCTACCTGAGGGTCTGAATCTCTAGTCTGTACGGTCTTTTTCTCTCCCATACGTGTCTTATCTCTAGGAGAGTAGTTATGAACATTATCTACTTCACTCTCAGAAGCATCCGTAACTTGAGCCACACCCTCCTCTTTGGCCTCAAAGGAAGGAATCTCTCCTCCAACCTTCTTACCAAGGTCAGTAAGAATAGCGGCAAAAGACCCAAGGTCCATCTCACGTATCTTTTCAAAAGGTGCCCAAACATGTAAATCATGTTCGTCTGAAAGGGTGATATCACCTGTGGCACTGACCCAATAGAAAGTAATTTCTCGTTGCTCTTGAACAGGATTACCTACGTATAAAGGTCTTGTCATAAGCTTCTTAGCCATGACAATATCAAGCCCTGTCTCTTCCTGTACTTCTCGGTAGAGAGCATCCTCAAGGTCTTCGTCTACTTTTACATGACCTCCAGGTAAATCCCAGAAAGGAGTCCTCACATCTTTTAATAAGAGAACAGAGTTATCACTACCTGGAATTATTGCTTTAACTATCTTGTCAGTATCAGTAGATTCTCGTTCAGGAGCAAAAGCCTCTTCCTCTTTATGAGTATGCCACTTATCCTCATCCCCCAACTCATTAGTGGCAGAATCTACAATTTCCTCAACAGGCAAAGAAAGCTGTTTCTTTATTCGTTTCCCA